TCAATGGCATTCAAACAGACATATTGATTTCTAAAGTATTTCTTTACCCAATCAGGAGCAGCTCCATCACCTGCACAGTTAATGATGTGACCTATTTTATATTTATTGACGAATGCTGGTTTCAACATATCGCCAGAACCTATGAGAATGCGAGGATGTATCCAAGCTGGTGGTTGTAGGCTACCCATTGTTTATAGATAGGAGTTAAGCAATAAACCCTTTTAGGAAGTTGTTAATGACCTGTGACAAGACAACCGCAGCCGCACCGAGAACAGCTGCACCTGTCCAGCTTACCACACCTCCAGAGGTATAAGAGTTTGGAACATATTGGAGCAAAAGGTTACGAGCAGTGGAAAGCGAGATAATAGCAGCAGCCAAAAAGAAAGAGAGTTGAAGAGTGGTATTTGAGAAGATGAACTTCATCGCAGGTAACGATGGGTTAAAGGTTGGAGCCATTTGAGAACGCGGTTGGGCTTGGACCGATGGCATAGGCATTAAAGGAGGCGCTGATTGTGGTCCCTGAGGGGACGGCAACAAGGCATCAAGAGAGGTCGAATCATCCATTTAATTAGAAGACAGGTTTTCGCACGTAGCATCTTCCACGCGGTAACGATAGCATTTTCCATCCACCTTCACAACTTTGTTCTGAAACTCCGAAGCAGGCACGGCAAGAGTGGTAAGAATAGCGTAATCACGATGAAACAGAAGGACAGATATACCCAGTCCTATCACGAACGAGAAGAATGGAGCAGCACGATTGAGTGCTTCTGTAATCTTAATCATTACTTCTTATTAAGACTTGCGATTACGTTTAACGAATCTGCTTCCTCACCGCACGGCACTTCCGTAGAAATCACATGGACGCATCCATTGTCCGTATGAAAGGTAGTGTCAGGGTCATGAGGAGTGGGCAACTTCTTTTCATTTCGTGGCGGAGGAACCATAACACACGCAATCAGCATGCCAATTATGACACCCGCAACAACCCAAGTGAGTTGAATCATTATTAAACCGGAACAGATTTTTGATTCATGTAGGCCTTGAAAGCATACAGTCCTAGAACTAAGAAGTAACCAGAATATGGAATAAGAACCGCAGCAGCAGTCGCAAAGTATCCTGCGAATTGATAACCTTCTTGTACAAAGAGTTTATAAGTTATGACTACACTGAATACCCAAACAAACAAAAGCAAGGGTGTCCAAAGAAAGGTGAGAATGGAAGTGATTGATACTCCTGTAAACTGAGAAGAGAGAGGAGGGTCTCCTATTTTCAATTCTTGACCATCTGGAATTTGAAGTACCTGTTCTGTTCCATCATCACCTACCACAGTCACTGTCAATCTACGTCCTTTCACAGCTTTATCAGATGCATTCTGTTCAGCCAATTTCTTTTGAAGAAGAGATTGTTCAATTTTTGCCGTTCGTTCATCAATACATTGTTGGTCATTGGCATTTCCACCACATTGTGAAATCGCTTCTCTTTTTGCTTCATCTTTATCTTCATCGGTAAGTTCAGCTTTTGTAGCAGTCAAAGTAACCATAGGCAATAATTTGGAATCTGCGACAACATCAAGATATCCATTTGTGATTTTACCTTGTAACGTGTCGGTAATATCAGTAGCACTTGTTTCATCGCCAAAGGTAGCTTGTTTAATCAATACCATTGTTAGTTGGCAAATACAAGATTTGCGAGACCACTTACGATACGCAGGAAATTGATTGATTCTACATAGACTCCAAGGTTATACGTGTAGGTGAAGAGAATGTTGTTATTAACTGTTTGAATGAGTTGAACCACTTCATTGGGGGCATAGAGACCGATATTTCCAGGAGGAATCACAGTTGGATTTTGATTGAAAACAGTTGACCTCAGAACACATACTGCGGTTTGTGTGGAAGTGGTCGTTCCAGGAACAACAGGAATAACAGCAAGTGGAAGTGGTTGTTGAAGTGTTGCTCGTAATATAACTTTGTTATACATGCTTCCATTGGCTGCTCCACTGGGTTGATATTGGTCATTGTTGAGAGCAAACGAATACATATATGTTCCTGGAAGTAACCCCGGAGTATCACCAGTAGAGTGTTTGTACATTTGAAGAAGAGAGAAGAATCCATTAGGTTTGGTAGCAAATCGTTCCTTTCCATCGAATAGCAGTAAGGAATCGATTACGGAATCTCTTGGATAAACCGATGTTACCTGTTGTTGACCGGATGAGAACATATCAGTTTGTGGGTCACTTGTATTCGCAATCGAAGACCATGGTGCTCTATTTGGATTGTCCCAATTGGTGTAGTTGTCCCAATCATTGTTATTGATTTTATCACTTCGTTGAGCATTGAATACAATACGTGTTACCAAATTAAACATAGGAATCTCAATATCGGAATTGCCTCCGAATTGTCCTTCGTTATTGACGTATCGAACATTTTTAATTAAGAAGGATTGGTCAGCTTGTGCCAACTGATTCATCTCCATTTCAGTCAGGTATATGAAATTGCCTTCAATGTAACTGTCTGGATAGAAGTTGGTTAACGAAGGATTGCTTGGAGTTCCATCAAACTTTGGTGGAGATAGAAAGCTTGTAATAAATGCTGGAAGGCCATTTGGAACCTGTACGTTATCTGGACTCACTCGCTGTTTGTAGGTTGTAGAACTTGGATTGATATCGATTACAGTATACAAATCCTGTAAAGAACGGAATGTTACATTGATGTAGACTTCTGAATTCTGTAATGAGACCAATGGCAATGCGAGTCCTGGATTTTCGCAGAACCAAAAATGAAGAGGAACAATCAGTTGTCGAGACCGAATGGAAGGTTCAGGAACCTTTGTTTGTGGAAGAGCAGAAGGCAATAACGATGGAGCGATAGCATTTGGATATTGACCATCTCTATCAAATGCGTTTGCTGGGTCATACAATTCTGGAACATTTCCAATCATCTGGTCAACTATCTTACGCTTGTTCTCGTCATGAGTCATATAAGAATACATCTTCAGCCACTCTCCTCGTAAGCTTTGAATGACTTGACCATTCGCTACCAAATCGATGTGGTCAATAAGGTTGTAACCGATATTTTTAATCCATTGAAATTCATAGCCTATCGCACCACCGTTTGATGTCCTGACAAGCGGCGACCAAATATCTGGCAATGTAAATACCAGATAGCAGTCATGAATCATCTGTGCGTATCGGTCAATACGGCACTGAAGTGTTTTTGTAGAAACATTCGTGAGTTCAAGATTAGAACTTGTAAAAGACATTCGAATATGTTCCATAGCAAAGTTGGTATGGCGACGATATACTGAACGAAAGTGAGTCATGGAAGGATTTCCATTAACTAACTCATTTTGAGCACCTACACCTACTAATTGAAGTAAACCTCCGGGCATTCTATTATAAAAGAGTTTCAAATGTTTATCAGGGTTTTAAGAATATAAAACTGAGTTTCCAGCACTGGATAAGGCAGCGTCACCACCAATAAGAGTTGGTGTACTGACATTTGAAGTCCAGCTGGCTCCATTCGTAGATGTTAGAACAACACCATTGTCCGCCGTTATCACAAATTGTCCAATTAAATCACTCCATGAAACTGAACCATGAGTATTACCAGTTAATGCTGATAATGAAATAACTGTCCATGATGTTCCGTTGGTAGAATAAGCTACGTTGTTAGTAGCTCCAGAAGCGAGGGCAACAGCAATCGGGGCAACAGGACTGACACCTCCTAAGGCAATTGATTGAACTGCTGCTCCCATTGTTGCTCCTGTCGCAAAGGTAGGAGTTGATAAGTTACTGGCAGAACCTAATGTACCGTCGGATGCTCCTACTACATAAAGAGACCATGCTGATGCGTATACAAGAGCGTTCCCGCTAAGGTTTGTTTTACCTGTCCATGTAGATGGACTCCACGCAGTACCTCCAGTTAAGTCAGTTGTGTAATAAACACCAATACCACTCGCAACAGTAACAGCAGCAACAAGAGATGTACCATTAGTTGCCAATCGATTTACTCGTGTACCTCCTGGAGCATTTGTAAAACCAGTCCATGTAACACCATCTGGAGAAGATGCTACTCTTACAGTTGAACTGTTCAATCCTGCAGCATAAATTGTTGATACGTATCGAGTCAAGGCAGTAACGCTGGTCGTGAATCCAGCAGCTCCAGAGATAGGGCCCCACGTAACACCGTTTGTAGAGGTTAAAAGGATAGCCCCTGAGCTATTGCTACCTCCAGCATACCATCGACCTCCGCTGTAGGAACTAAACAATAAAGCATTGACAGCAGTCATGAAGTCAGCAGCACTTGAACTTCGATACCAATTGATAGCATCTGCAGAGTAGTATAATACTCCATTACCACCACTTCCACCAATTAAAAAGTAAGAATAGGTAGGACCTACTACAGAAGTGTTCGGTGTGGTACAGCATCTAGAACTGAAGGTAGCACCAACTTGATTCACTCCTTGAAGAGGCACTATAAATCTTACAAATTGGTCTGCTTGATTTGCGACTACCATAGTATTCAATGAATTGAATTTGCGCTTCTGTGGTGTAGGAGCGACTGCTAAAGATTTCGCTACCACAGCTCGTTTGTAATTTGTCAGGTAGTCCTGTGCGGAATTTATCTGCATTACTTCTTTGCTAGAGAAGAAAGATCTTCGCGAAGTCCGGAACAAACTTCCTTCCAAGACTTGAAGTTATATTTCGAAACTGCCTCTTTGTACTTATCGAGATTATCAATAATCTTCTGCATGGATTTTGTGATATCAAAGACATCAAATCCTGGAATAATAAATCCAAGTGGCATAGTTCCAGCAGAGTATGACCTGCTCGTAGAAGGAACACGAATTGAAACTTCATCATTTAAGAAATTATCATAACTTCCAACGTCGGTAACCAATTGAGGAGCACCAGTGAAGAGATGCTCTAATTGACACAATCCATATCCTTCTCCATCTGACATATTGACACCGATATCTGCTACATTATAGAGTTGGTTAATCATTTCATCTGTAATATTATTCGGAGGAGATGTATCGACCATAATCAAGTTGTTTTTGTATTTTTCTAAATCAAGACCGTGGATTTTCATCTCTTCTTGATAAATACGCCCAATATCATAATGAGCACCTGTCTTTGGATTGAGATTGGTTACAAACAAAGCAAACAATGGTCTTTCAGGATTCTTCTTCAATAACTTAACAAATGCCATCACCATTAAGTCAAGTCTCTTTCGATTACTATTTCGATTAGCATTCAAAAAGATAATACCATTGTCTGGAACAGGCAATTTCAAGGTTGAACGCAAATTCTTACGAGTAGCAAGTGTCATATTCGTAAACATCACTGGGTCAACTGCGTGTTCAAGAATCTTGATTTCAGGATGGTCCTCTCCATATGACTTGTAGATTTTTGCCCACTTTTCAGTGAAACAATACACACGATGAGCAGATTTGTTGATAGTATCAATCAAAGGCTGAGCAATTCCTTCATAGACTTGGTCAACATAAATCCATAGTTTGAAAGTCGACTTCTCCCGGTCATATTTCATAGTTTCAATAAACTTATGGATAATCAATGGGTCATTGTAAATCATCACAACATCAGGATTGACCATTTCAAGATATTCATTAATCTTGTTGAATCCAAATCCCTCTTCCTTCGGGTCCTCGTTGGCAGCGGCATCATATTGAACAACGCCTTCTGGTACCTTACGTATCGATGCTCTGTTTGGATGTCGTTGAAATCCAAAGTGATATAATTTAACATTGTCTATTCCTCTAAGTTGGTCGAGAAGATTATAAGCTACTTTTGAGTAGCCAGTAGTCTGGTCGGTATGCGTACTTACGAGAACAAATCTCATTGTATGTTAGAATCAGGTCTCCTTTAAACGAGAATAAATTTTATTTGAGTAGGACTTGTTAATAATCCGATTCTCATGAGCCGATTATTATCTTCAAATGCTGGTCCATCAAACACTTCACTGGTCTTTTTATCAATGTAAAAAATCATTTCTTTAATCTGTACTTTCTGTAGGTTTCTTACTCGACTCATCATATTTCTCAAATACGATACATCCAGGTCATCATTCTTGATAGACGGTCTGAAAGCAAGGTCTTCTCCAGTAGCATTCGTATCGAATCTCATACAGGAGATTACAGGCTTTTCCTTTCCATGTAATTTGCGATGAATTTCGCAATCGATGGCACCCTCTTTTAACAACAGCGAAATACGCTTTCCAATCACATCTTTTTCATAGGCCACTTCGTAGAGCGATTCATCGGTTGACATGAAGGCTTCAACTGCCTGTTCTCCCATGTATCTCTTTAATCCGGTATCGTTACGACGAATGGGTACAATATTTGGATATTCAGTTGATTTTGCCTGCTCATCTGTGAATACACTCAAATAGAAACTAACTCGTACAGTTCGTTCTTGTTCTGGCAAACTCGCATGAGAGTTGATACGAATTGCTCGACCGATGACCTGGTCGTGTCTTGTAGGTGTCCAATGTGGTTCCATAAGATGTACGTGTCTCACATTCATTAACGTAATTCCCTGTGCTCCAGAAGAGGATGCCATCAACAAACATAATTTACGAGTCTTGCCTTCCAAACTGGCTTTCAACGATTCTGGAAAATCATCCGCATAGGTCTGGTTGAAAACTTGACGAGCAAGTTCACGCAATTCTGCCGACTCTTCACCAGTATAAAAGGCATACGCTGGTTTTGTTTGGTCCATAGTTGGGTCCTCTACCCACTGATTGTTGATTTTGACTATTCGATATTCCTGCCATCCATTCGCATCCAAAATAGCAGAAAAGACTCCAAGACCTTCAAGTGTACGGTAGTTAGAATACACAAATTGACTACGGCGTTTCTCTCCTTGAATAGACTCTTCTATATTCTCCAACATTCGCAACATCTTGGGACTGAAAATAGTCAATGCCTGTTTTGAAAGATATTTCGCAGGATTGCTTCTCATCTTTGCCATCACCATTTCCTTCGGATTCAAGTCATCTTCTGTAAGATTGTCGGAATCATTTGATGTATCTCTCAAATCTGGTGGAACAGCATAGTTACAAACAAGACGTGATTTGACACGAAATGTTTTGAGGTCATCATTCAAAGACATACGCTTTTTGCTATCATTTTTCATTTCATTCCATCGAACATCAAGATATCTTGCGAACTGTTCTTTCGACATAGGAACCAATTCTAACATCTTATCATCGTCCACTCTTCTTGGCAATACAGATTCATCTGCTCCTCTGTAATACGATACCAATCCCTGAATACGTTTCTTGAAAAGCAAGGGATTTTTAATCAGAAGTCCATCCAAAAATGTGCTCGCAAATTCTTCGTACTCAGAAGGAAGACATTCCAATTCTTCTACATTTGTTCGTTCCAAGGCAATCTCTGCTCCTCCAACATCGGTTTCAAATTTATCCTTCCAAGAACTGACCCACTCATTCGCATTGGGTGAGTATTTCATATCCTTGATGTATTGAACTGCGATTCTATCACCTTTTTCGTTGTAGACACTACGAAACTGAGGAGGGTTTCGCGTGACCATCACAGTTTTCTTGATTGTGTTGAACTCGATAGTATCTACATCCGGTACACTTCGCAAGACAGTTGTCATTCTTTCTTCATCCCATTGAGGTGGATTCTTGAATGAAATATT